TATTTCGACTTCTCCATCTTCCGGCACATACGGATCTATCGACCGTTCTGCTAATACTTGGGCAAGAAACTTGGCAGTGAACGTAACTCTGTCAGCAGCCAACGTCCAGGAGACAATCACAGATACAATCAGCCAGATTGCTAGAGGTGATGAGCAGCCTGATTTGGGACTTATGGACCGTACTGCATGGAAGTACCTACATAGCTCCTTAACAGCTATTCAGCGTATTCAGCTGCCTGTAAAGAAGGCTGTCGCTGGATTCCGTTCACTTAGCTATGACGGTGTGGATTTCGTATTCGATGGTGGATATGGCTCAGCAGTTCTTGAGTCAAACAGCTGTCGTTTGATGAACACAAAGTACTGGACATTTGATATGGTGCGTGGCGCAGACTTTAAACCTCTAGCTCCAGAGATGGCACGTCCTGTTGACCAGGATGCTGTCTTCACCGTGATCATCGTCGAGGGTAACTTGTGTTGCTCCGCTCCTGCATTGCAGGCTGTTATTTACGCTTAATTTGTAAAGGAGATGATATGGCACGATCTGGATCGTTTGGTTTTAATTACAAAAAGACTTATGACGCTACTGTCATTCCATTGCCAGCCTTAATAACAGACCTTGGTTCTTCGCCAGAGGGTGAGTTCCTGTTTGTTCAGGCTGATGGTGCTATTGACCAGTACGCTTTTGTTAAAATAGAGGCTGATGGCCAAGCTGCCATGCTGACAACTACTAACGCAGGTTCCAATAACTTGCAGGTAGGTGTTGCTCAGGTAGCTGCTGCTGATAACGAGTACCTATGGGTATGGGTAGGCGGTGTTGGTGGCGGCGGGGCTGGCACTGGCATAAAGGGCAAGCTAGCTGCTTCCTATGCTGCGAAGGCCAACATCAACACAACTGCAACTGCTGGTGTAGGTGATGATGCTTCAACAACCAAGGTGCAAAATGTTGTAGGTTTAACGACCTTGACTGGCGCTGGGACTGTTGAGCTAAAATCAACTGGTTATTTGACCGTCAACTAATTAAAAGGGGAGGGCAACCTCCCCGTTTTTTAAGAGGATCTATGCCAAGTACAACTAATTTAATTGGGTTAGGGATGCCTCCAGAGCTATCTGTTGAAGTGGCTAACGGTACTTTTTCAACCGTTACAAGCACCAACGCAGTAGTAGCTACTGCTGGTGGTATTCGTACCAAAATGGCAATAAATGATGTAAACAATACTGCCCCTACTGCTGCTGAGCTAACCACATCTTTTGGTTCTCCTAGCTCTGTTGGGACTGGTTTTGTAGGTATTGTAAAGGATGCCGACGCTGATACTAACTGCTTTGTAGTCGTATCAAACGGGACATCTTATTATTACCACAAGTTTACTAAGGCCGTTTAACCTAACGGGGAGGGCAACCTCCCCTATTTTCATTAAATCCTTATGACAGCATTTACCGGAAACACAGTTACTTTAACTCCGACAATCGCAACTGCTACTAGTACGCAGGTTTTAGCTGCTGACGGTTTTAGGAAATTTTTATTAATACAAAACAACTCCGCTGCTGACATTGCAATCAACTTTGAAGGAGCTACTTTAACTGGCATTGCTCCTACAGCGACAAATAAGTGTTTCGTGTTAAAAAGCACCGCAGGGCTAAACACAATTAGATTTGATACAGCTTTTGTCCCAGGCGGAGCCATTACCGCTTATCAGACCAGCGGTGGTACGATAAACACCTTGGTAGTAATTCACGGGTAAGTTATAACTATATAGGGGTGGGAAACCTATATATGGAGAAAATATGGCAAAAGTCGATTGGGATGCAGTAATGAACGGTGGCAATTCGAATAAACATCCGTACGCGGGAGCGAATGTCAAGTTTTTCAATGCTTATTTAGAAAACGCGGAAAAATCATTAAAAGAGGGAAGGCCGATATTTGATGAAATTCCTTCTATCAGCATAAGGTGGCCTGGACAGGATGAGACTGTGACCAGGATTGAGCCACATCATATTGCGATGTTCCAAGAGAAGTATCAGCAATTTAAGGCTGGTAATGAGCCTGTGACTGAAGGAACACCAATAGCAGAATGGCCGTTAATGAGCGGTACAGCCATGCGTGAATTGCAGTACATGGGCTTTAGGACAGTAGAGCAGTTAGCTGCTGCTAATGACGAAGTGAAGCGTAAATTAGGGCCATTGGCTAAGTTCATTAAGCTGGCTAGTGATTGGCTGGATGCTGCTAATTCAACTCAGAACGACGTAGTAAAACTAAAAGCGCAGTTAGATAAAGCTAACGGGCAGATAGCATCCTTGACTCACAAGCTAGAGCTGTTTATGCAACGTGTAGAGGCTAACGAAGGCACTAAATTTGACAAAGCATCTTATTCACGTCCAGAGCCTGAAGTGGATTTAGACGATGAAATAGAAGAAGAGCAGGTAGCGCCAAGACCGAGAGGGAGACCTAAAAGCAGATGACAATAGCAACGGTTATACAAAATGTCGCTAACGAGGCAGGCTATACAGTAGAGAGTAATGTTATTGGTTCTAGCGAAACTACGACTAAACAGTTACTAGCTATTGCACAACGTATTAACCGTGACATCTTCGAAGCCTATCCGTGGCCTAAATGCTACGCATCAGGCTCTATAACCATAGTAGGCGGCCAGGGGACTTATGCTCTTCCGGCCGCTTTTTCACATTTACAGTACGAGTCTTTCTGGAATCAAAGTTCCAGATGGCGCGTTCTTGGGCCTATGAGCGAGCGGGAATATGCCGATGCTGTAGGGTTTGGGCTAAACACCACTATATACCAGAGATTTCAAATACGCGGTATATCTAACAACGAGCTCCTCATTTGGCCTACCCCAGGGGCTCAATATAACGGCGATACGCTGGTTTTTGAGTACATAGCTGACCGAAGTGTTAGACCTAGAAATTGGGTGACTGCAACGGCATTTACGGCCAATTCTTACTGCTTCAACAACGGCAATTACTACCAAACGACAGCTGGCGGTACTACTGGAGCTACGGCTCCTACTCATACTAGCGGGACCGTATCAGACGGTGGTGTAAACTGGACCTATTACAACGGTGCTTACAGTGAGTTTTTAGCTAATACCGACGTATCTTTTTTTAACGAAAAATTACTAGAGCAAGGTGTTTTAGAGCGGTTTGCTGAGATACACGGGTTAGACACGATACAACCAAAGTTTGAAATGCAACTCCACGAGGAGTTTGGAAGAACCTACGCTGGTAAGATTATCTATGCTGGCGGGCAACAAAGAGCAGAGATGTTTGCTAGAAATGGAACAGCAGTTTTTGGGACTTGGATATAATGGAAATACCTCAGCAATTTAAAAGTAGCCCCCAAGCGTATGCCATGTATTTGCGTGCGCAAGGTGTCCCTCCTATGCAAATTGCTCAAATGGTTATGCAGCAATTTGGCAGCCCTGATCAGTACAATCAGCAACAATTAAAAAACAAAGCGAACGACGAGCAAAAAGGCAATATTGGCGGCGTTCTAGGTACCATTGCTGGATCCGTTGGAGCTAGTTACCTTCCGAAAATTTTTGGAGCAACTGGAGCTGGAGCTGGAGCTGGAGCTGGTGCAGGTGCCGGCGGAGGAGCGGCAATTTTAGGAACCCCTACTCCTTGGGCTTCTAGTGTCGGGACAACCGGAGGGACTTTAACCGGAGGGGGGACAACTTTAGGGACCATCGGCAGTGCTGCTTTACCAGTAGCCGTAGGAGCTGCTTTGTTAAGCAATGCTTATGAAACGGGCGGTAAGGATATTTTAAGAGGGAAAGGCGATAGCGCCGACTGGACAAATCAGGGCATCAATATGTTTTTGCCTGGAGCGAACATTGCAGCGCGTTTAATAGGCGGCAAATCTATCGGCGAGAGAATGAAATCCGGCAAATCCGAAGCCCAACAAATTAGAGACGATTACCGTGGGTTTTTAAAGGCTGAAGGCGTAGCAGATGATAATTACAACGTCACTTTAGCTGACGGTTCTACTTTTGACATTGGCAAAGACGGTAAAGCTAAATTAACAAATGCAGACGGCAAAACAAGTAGACGCTACTACGAGATAGACTGGGATAATCCTCTGGCTCAAAAAGCCGTAGAGATGATAGATCCGAAGGTTAGGGAAAACTTTGGGGATGCCAAACAGGCCGAGCAGCTAACTGCAATGCTGGTAAATGCTGCCACAAGCAATGCAAAGACTCCTGAAGAGGTACAGGCAAATATTAATGCAATGCTGAAAGAAAGCAAATTAGCAGGCGGAACGATGAATCTTGCTACATTGCCCGTGGATGCTACTACTAGGATTAGGCCGAAAAAAGGCGAGACGATAAGGGTATCGCCTGGGGTATATAGAGGTGATACAGGCAAGCTGAAAAAAGCCTCATCAATGAAAGAGGCTTTAAGCAAGTTTTATAAAAAAGATAAGGAAGGCTAATGCCATTACAGGGTATAACCATGCCACCACCGAGTGGCGGTTTAAACTTAGTGGCTCCATTAGACCAAATGGAACCACAGGACGCCGTAGAGCTAGTGAATGTATTTCCTGGCGCGAATTCTCCTGCCCTACGTAATGGTTATCAGAAAATAGCGACTACGGGAGCAAGCATTTCAACTGCCGTTAGGACAATGGCAGAGCTGGTGCTAGGCGATGCTAGTAGGCAATTAATCGTGGGTACCCCGACAAAGCTATATTCCATGAGTACAGCTGGTGTTGTTACGGACATTTCAAAGTCTGGTAATTACACCAACGGAGAATGGCAGCACGTAGTATTTAATAACCGTATTTACCTTTGCAACGGCGTAGATAATGCTCAGGTTTATAGCGGGGTACCTGCTACGCCTGCGGCTGATGTAACATTTACTGGCGTTACATTATCTAATTTAGTAGCTGTAACAGCGTACAAAGGAAGACTTTATTTTGCTGAAAAAAACAGTGGAAAAGTTTGGTATGGTGCATTTCAACAAACTGGAACGGCTGGGACTCCCGCATTAAATAGTTTTGATTTTAGCTATGTATTTAAACAAGGTGGATTTCTTACTGCCATTGGTACCTACAGCAGCACCATAGCATCTAATACTCAGGAGTTTTTTTGGGCCATAAGTAGCCAAGGGGAGATTGTATTTTACACTGGCACAGATCCAGGTAATGCCGATTGGCAAATAGTCAAAAATGCGTTTGTCGGTAAACCTTTAGGGCGTAGAGCATTTATCCAAGTCAATAACGACGTTTGGGTGATTACCGCACAGGGCATTGTGCCTTTGTCGGCGCTATTTAGCATCGATGCTACTACAGCGGTTAACTTAATCAGCAACAAAATTAACCCGCTAATTACTGAATACGCTACCAATAATCCGTTTTCTTCAATGTGGGACGGATTCTTTTACCCTCAAGGAAGGGCTGTATATATTACTGTTCCGTACAATACTACGGAAGCTTTCTTTTTAGTGTACAGCATAGATACCGGAGCTTGGACGACGTACCAATTATATTCTCCTAGTCATGCCGTTAGCTCGGTTTTGTTTAACAATAAAGTC